ATTAATGTATGTAATATATTGTTTATTTCATCCTGTACCAAAGGTTGAAACCAAACCAGACTATCGCAGTCTTATGATTGACGTTATTCCGTTAACAGTTCTTATATCTGCTGTGTTAGGTTCTATGTTGTTTGGACTTGCAACTTCTACAGAGGCAGGAGCGTTTGGTGCTTTTGGTGCGTTGGTTCTTGCACTACTAAACGGTAAACTAGAACTAAAAAAAACCTTATTGAAAACTACGGATACGTCTGCCGTAGTTATGTTACTCGCAATCTCTTCCACCATATTCGGTGCGGTATTTACTGCACTTGGAGGAGATAACGTGATAGTAGACGCATTGAATTCCCTACCAATACCACCTTGGGCACTAGTCGGTTGTATACTTGTACTGTGTCACCTGTTAGGATGGCCGTTTGAATGGCCTGTAGTTGTATTGGTATTTGTACCCATATTTTTACCAGTACTAGTAAGTTCTGGTGTGGATATGTTGTGGTTTGCAGTTTGTTTGGGAATAGTTATTCAAACTGCATACCTAACCCCACCTGTTGCTTTAACATCGTACTATATAAAACAAGTAGTTCCAGAATGGGACTTGAGTATGATATTTAAGGCAATGATGCCTTTCATGTGGATACAGGTTCTTGCAGTAGTGATCCTATTTCTTGCACCTAGTATCGCAACATGGTTGCCATCATATCTTAGTAATTGAGGAGTTATTATGAAAAGATTACTAATTGCAATCGTTATGTTGTTTTTTACAACTACTGCATATGCAGAAAAACAAGAACAAACTACAATTCTTATTGCTAGTTCTTATCCTGCCATGAGTACGTTTAATTACCAGGCAGAATATATCTCGAAAAGAGTATACCAGTTAACAGAAGGTAATGTTAACATGGAAATTAAACCAGCAGGAGCATTGGTTCCCGCTTTCCAAGTTCTAGATGCAACTGCATCTGGTGCTGTAGGTGGTGCATGGACACAGAGTTATTATTGGGTAGGTAAAGATAAAACTCTTGGTTTATTCAATTCCCCACTAGGAGGCCCATACGGTATGGATGGTATGGATTTTCTAGGATGGATGTTTCATGGGGGTGGTCTAGACCTTTATCATGAATTTTATCAGAAGGTTCTTAAACTTGATGTAGTACCTTTCCCTGTTATGCCTACACAGAATCAACCTCTTGGATGGTTTCACAGACCCATCAAAGACCTTGCAGACTTGAAAAATTTCAAGTGCAGACAGACAGGTATCAATGTAGAACTATACGCACGTATGGGTATGCAGACTATCGGTATGCCTGGTGGTGAAATCCTTGCTGCTGGACAGAAGGGTGTAATCAACTGTGCAGAGTTTGTTGGTGGACTTGAAGATGAGAAATTAGGATTTTCCAAACTTTGGAAGTACTACTATCTGAATAGTCTGCATGAACATTCCAATACTGGTGATCTTTTGATTAACGGTAAGGTTTGGAGAAGTCTTACTATGCAACAGCAAGAGTCAATCAAGGCTTCTGCATACGAATCATATCTCTGGTATCTCACTTGGATTCAATCAGAGAATGGTCAAGCACTACAGAGAATGATTGAAAAAGATGGAGTTAAGGTTATGCAAACTCCACCAGACATTCTTGAAGCAGAATTGAAGACTATTGATGAGATGTTTGCAGAAGAATCTGCAAAGAACAAGTGGTTCCGTAAGGTTCTTGCAAGTCAGAAACATCATGCATCAAAGGTGGTTCCTTATAAGAATAAGGCATTTACGCCTTATAATTATGCCGCTGATCACTATTGGGGTGACAAGTAGCATAAATAATTAAAAGGATGTGACATGGCACAAATATCAGAAAGACAACCTACAAAGTTAGACTATAGTAGTCCAACTCAATTTAAGTTTAACATTCATCAATTACCTTTGGTGGAGTTTAACTCCGTTGGTTGTAACTTGCCTGGTATTAACATGGGTGATGCAATTTTTCCAACACCATTTAAACAAATTCCAGTGATGGGTGATACAATAACTTTTGAAAATCTCACATTGCAATTTATCGTAGATGAGTATTTGGAAAATTATATTACTGCACATAATTGGATGACTGCAATAGGATTTCCAAAGAATAGAAAACAATTTGCAGATTTTCGTTCAGTAACTTCCAATACACCACAAGAAAAATTAGGTGTTAGCAGAGACATTGGTGATACACAACCATCAACCCCTGCTAATGCTTTATTTTCTGATGCAACATTAACAATACTTTCTAATAAGAATAATCCTATTGTTAATGTTTTATTCAGAGACATTTATCCTGTTTCATTAAGTGCTTTAGATTTTACACAGACTGCAACAGATGTTGACTACCAAACTGCTACAATTGATTTTTCATATCAGTTGTATGAGTTTGAAACTTTGAGTTAGTATAAATACAACGAGCAGAGATTATGATATACTTTAACATAATTCATAATCTTAGACTTAAATTCTAGTAACAACTCGACATGTCTTACTAGGGTCAATTTAAAAACAGAGAGGGAAATCATACTCTGCTCAACCTTTTGAAAGTTATATTATGAAATTAGAAGAATTACAGCAAGAAGCAAGACAAGACCTTGCAATCATAGATCAAGAGAAACTTGATCAAGAATCATTCAAAAACCAAAACATCAAACCTAAGTGGTTAGAATATCGAACACGATATGACCAACTTCTCATCATGTCTAGAACTAATCATCAAAAGATGTGGAGAGAGAAGTGGGAATACTATGGTGGTAAGGCCGATGCAAAAGTATACGCTGCAAAACCATTTGATATTAAGGTTCTAAAAACTGATCTAACAATGTATATTCAATCAGATGATGAAATCCTAGAATTACAGAATAAAATATCCTATTATGAGAGTATCATTAAATATATTGACGGTGTTATTAAGTCTATTGATAATCGTGGATGGGATATACGTAACGCACAAGATTGGAAGAAGTTTGAAGCGGGGATGATATAATGGATATAGATGAATATATCGGATATTATCGTGGAATAGTGTCAGATCAAACTTGTAGATATCTCCAAAGTGTAGAAACTTACAATTGGAAAAAATCAACATACTCTAATCATTCTGGTAAAGTGAAGAGTGAAAAACGTGTACAGATGGATGAGACTTGGGTACGACAAGGAGATAGTGGTTACGACCAGATAAAGGAATCATTTGAAAAGGTAATTAAATTATACTCTACAGATTTTCCATTATTCAGTGTTCAGAGAACTACAGACTTTAGAATAAATAGATATAATGAAGGTGGTTTTATGTCAAGTCATGTTGACAATATACATCACAGTCATGGACAACAATATGGATATCCTCAAGTAACTGCTCTTTTATATCTTAATGACAATTACGAAGGTGGGGTTTTCAAAGTTGCAGGCAAAACAATTTATCCAGAAAAAGGTTCTGCTGTAATATTTCCTTCTAACTTTATGTTTCCACATGAAGCAGGAGTTGTTACAAAAGGAACTAGATGGAGTATAGTAACATGGTTGATGTAAAAAAACACGAAATGTTTCCTACCATTATACATTCATTTTCTTTGAAGATTGATAATTATGATATGAAAAATATGACTACCTATATTAAAAACAATCAAAAGGAAGTCGATTTATATCAAACAGAAGATGATCTTCATATAACATCATTCTTTAGACCTCTATCCAATAAAATACTTGAAGTCAACGAAAAAATATTAGATGAATTGGGTTACGAATATGAAGGACTTAGTATCACTAGTATGTGGGGTAATATTATGCGGGCTGGTGCTACTCATCCTCCACACACCCATAGCAATAATTTTCTTTCTGGTGTTATCTATCTAGATGCTGGAGAAAAAACTGCACCAATACAATTCTTTGACCCTAGACCGCAATCAAGTGTGATGGTTCCTAGACGAAAAACAAACACCATATATAATTCTAGTATGATACAATTTGAGGCAGAAACAGGTAAGGGATTTATTTTTCCATCTTGGTTGATGCATTGGGTTAAAACTAATGAAGAAGAGAGAATGAGTGTATCATGGAATATACAGGTGAATGGTCATTACGGTGAACCAAAAACATTACAAAATGCATATATCAAAGAAAAATGAAGTTTATCTGGTTCTCAATGATTTAGACCCTTCCACCGTACAGGAACTTACAGAGTTTTTTACATTTGAAGTGCCTGGTGCGAAGTTCATGCCTACAGTCCGTAAAAGGATTTGGGATGGAAAAATTAGATTATTCTCTCCACAGACAGGACAAATTTATGTTGGTCTGTTAGAATACGTAAAGAAATTTTGTGATGCTAATAATGTCAAATACACAATAGAGGAAGGGGTAGAAGATGTTAGGAGTATTGATGTCAAGGATGTTAGAGGATTCATCAAATCGCTCAAACCGAAATCAAAAGGAAAGTCTCTCAAAATTAGAGATTATCAAGTGGAAGCTGTTCAACTGGCCATATCCAGAAATCGGGGTCTTCTTGTTAGCCCTACTGCTTCTGGTAAGTCACTTATAATATATTCTATAGTTCGTTACTATCAAAAGATGGGAGAACGAACTCTTATATTAGTTCCCACAACATCCTTAGTAGAACAGATGAGTTCTGATTTTGAAGATTATGGATGGTATGGTCATGTACAAAAAGTATATCAAGGATACACAACAAAGGTAGAAAACGATGTTGTAGTATCCACATGGCAGTCTTTATATAAGATGCCTAAAAAATATTTTGAACAATTTGGTTGTGTCATAGGAGATGAAGCACATTTATTTAAAGCAAAGTCATTAACAGGTATAATGACTAAGTTACATCAATGTAAGTATAGGTTTGGTCTTACAGGTACGCTAGATGGAACACAGACGCACCGCCTGGTACTAGAAGGTTTGTTTGGTAGTGTAGAGAAGGTAGTTAGTACTAAAGAATTAATAGACAAAAAGACCCTTGCAAATTTAAAAATAAAGTGTATAATACTAAAACATTCTAATATTAGAGAGAGGATGAAATATGCTGAAGAACTGGAATACATTGTTACTAACGAGAAAAGAATTAATTTCGTGGTTAATCTATTACAGCATCTTGGGGGGAATACTTTATGTTTGTTTCAGTTGGTAGAGAAACATGGTAAACCATTATTTGAAAGGTTAGAAAATGAACGATCAGGCACAGGAAATAATTACTTTGTATACGGAGGAACAGAAACACAAGAAAGGGAAGAAATCAGAACCCTCGTTGACATGGGAACCAATTCGATCATTGTTGCAAGCTTTGGGGTTTTTAGCACTGGTATTAATATTCGTAACATTCACAACATCGTGCTCGCTAGTCCAAGTAAATCAAAAATCAGAGTGCTTCAATCAATCGGAAGAGGGTTGCGTACATCATCAACTAAAGATTCCGTTGTAATATATGATATTGCTGATGATATGACTTACAATAATAGATACAACTTCACTCTTAACCATTTCACGGAACGTCTAAATATCTATAACGAGGAACAATTCGATTACGAAATTAGCAAGGTAAAACTCAAATGATAAAAGAAACCAACGACAGCCAATATAAGATTGTTAAGTTGACAAACGGTGAAAATATTATTTGTAAGTTAGTATCTGATAACGAAAAATTACAAGTCTCCCATCCACTACGAATGGATGTGGTCACTCACATGACACAAAAAGGTATGGCAGAATCATTGAACTTGAGTAGATGGTTGCAACCATTTAGTGATCAACAAGTTTATACAATTAATATGAGTCACGTTCTTACGATTGCCAACGTATCCCTTGGTCTTGAGAGATACTACGAACATGTATTGCGTAGAATTGAAGATTTAGATTATCAAGAAAATAAAATGGTAGAGCCAACTGACAATGATTTGCTTGAACTAGAATTTGAAGAATGTGAACCAGATTCAGATACAATACATTAATTCTTAAAACGCAACATTGCTTATTATACACATTTTTTTTAATATGTCAAGACCCTTTTGTACCTTGACATTTATAGCATAATATTGTATATTTAACTAATTATATTTTGTAGGAGTACCAAAATGCCTAAAAAGAGAAGTGTCCATTATGTGGACAACAAAAAGTTTTTGCAAGCAATGATTGATTGGAATGAACAAATTAAAGAAGCAGAAGAGGCCGGCGATGATAGACCGGCAGTAACAAATTATATTGGTGAATGTTTTCTAAAGATAGCAACACACCTTTCATATAGACCTAACTTTATCAATTACACTTATAGAGAGGAGATGATATCTGATGGGATCGAGAACTGTTTACAATATGCGACAAACTTTAATCCAGAGAAATCGAAGAACCCTTTTGCATACTTCACCCAAATTATCTATTACGCCTTCTTACGAAGAATCGCAAAAGAAAAAAAACAAAGCCACGTTAAAAACAAAATGATCGAAAAAGGAAGTTTTGAATCGTGGACAACTATGGACGGTGATGACAGTTCTTATACTGTTATGGGGTTTGATCCAAATCTTATGTTGCCTGATGAAGATGTATATAAACCCAAGACTAAGGCAATGAACAAAACAAAAGGATTAGAATCTTTTATGCATCCCTCTGAAGAAGAAGAAGTAGACAAAGTTGCTGGAAGAGGTGATGAACATTGAAACTTGCAATCATAACGGATACACATTTTGGTGCCAGAAATGATAACCAGAATTTCAGTGATTATTTCTATAAGTTTTATGACGATATATTTTTTCCCACTCTAGTTGACAGAGATATTAAAACTGTTATTCATATGGGTGATGTTATGGATAGGCGTAAATATGTTTCGTATAAAACTGCGACTGATTTTAGACAGAAGTTTATTGAGAAGTTTGAAGAACTGAATATTGATTTACATATCACTATTGGTAATCACGATACGTACTACAAGAATACGAGTGAAGTTAACTCTATGACTGAACTATTGAACAATAGTCAGATTAGTGTTTATACTGATCCAGAGGTTGTGGAGTTCGATGGACTACCAATTCTGTTGATGCCTTGGATCAATACAAACAACTATGATAAATCTATCAGAGCGCTGAAACAATCGAAAGCAGATACCCTTATGGGACACCTAGAAGTTAATGGGTTTGCCATGAACGCAAACGCAATGGTTTGTGACGGTGGATGGGATAAGGATGCTTTCAAACGATTTGATACGGTGTTTAGTGGACACTTTCATCACAAGTCAGATGATGGTCAAATATATTATCTTGGTACGCCATATGAAATTTATTGGAATGATTGTGATGATCCTAAAGGGTTTCATATCTATGATACGGATACAAGAGAACTTGAACGTATCGTAAATCCCTACAGATTATTTAAAAAGATATACTATGATGACTCTGATAAAGATTGGACAGAAGTATCAGTTGATGAATATAAAGAGACATACGTTAAACTAATCGTAGTTAATAAGAAAGACCTGTATGGTTTTGATCAGTTTGTAGACAGACTTCTCAAGGCAGATGCCTATGAGGTAAAGATCGTTGAAGACTTTTCAGAACTAGATGCAAGTAATGTGTCTGATGATATCGTAGAAAATGCAGAAGACACAATGACACTACTAGAAAGATATATTGATGATTTGTCTATTGATCTTGATAAGAAAAGATTGAAGAACACAATGAAATCTTTGTATAACGAGGCTCAAGATTTAGAATTATAGATGTTTGATTTGACTAAACCTTTAGAGATAAATTGGGAATTGAATAACAGATGTAATCTTATGTGTCCACAATGTGGTCGTAATGAGATTAAAGATGGTAAGTTACAATGGAGAAAGTGGGCAAATGGTAATCCTAGTCAACGATTGAATGATACTGACAATTCCTTAGAAACATTTAAGACTGCCTATAATAACATAGGATATCCTGTTCGTGTTATTAGATTTCAAGGTCACGTTTCTGAAAATATTTTAAGTAAAGACTTCCTACCCATATGTAAGTTTCTACGAGAGGAAACTGATACATCCATACACGTTAGTACACATGGTTCTGCTAACACTATAGAATGGTGGGAGAAGTTAGGTAACGTA